TGTATATCTATTTGCTCCTGATTCAAATGACCTCTTTTTTAATATTAATACACTCTCGTCTATATTCCAGCGTATTCCATTAGAAGACTTATTAGAATTAACATTAGAAGAAGCATCAAAGATTTTAGATAACAATTACACAGACATCATAGTTCCTGATAAATTTATTCATTTATTTAATCTTACAAAGTTTATTGAAATTTTACAAGATTGTAATTATAAGAAAATAGAAACTGTTGGAGAACGTAGAAAGAATGATGAATTACTATCAGATTTAGATGGAGTTGATATTAGAGATATTTTAACATTATTAGAAATGTCTATAGATGATCTTGGACACACAATGGAAGTCTTAGTTAAACTTAAACTGTTAAATAAAGAATATTATTCGCGGGCTCAGAAAGAAGAAGCTTTTTAGATATTCCTTTATTCCATGCAGTTCTTCCTTTATTAGATTTACTAATTTTGGCTTTAGTTTCTTCAGAACGTTTTGCACCAATATGTGCTTTCATTCTTTTTGCAACATGTTCTATTGATTGAGTTTTTCCTGTATGAGATTTATTTAGTTTTTCTTGATGTTCTTTAGATAATGTTTTTCCTTTATTAGATTCACTTAATATTTTTTTATGTTTTTCTGATATACGTTTTCCTTTAAGAGGGCTATATTTTTTTAGCCATTCGGAGTGTTGTTCTCTTATTTCATTTCCTTTGATCTCACCATATATTTCATTATATGTTTTATTTTTACGATTTAAAGATAATTTTAATTTAGTTTCTTTAGTTCTTTTTTTACCTGTGTTGGCTTGTTTGATTTTTTGTTTTGTTTCTTCTGAATGACATCCTCTTACTCTATTTCCGCCGGTAGGACTTATATTATATCCATTTGGAACTAAAGTGTTGTATTTTTTAATATATTTTTCTTGTGCGTCAAATGCTTCTTTTTTTGTACTATACCATTCAAGAATTTCTTTAAAAAAATTTTCTTCTTTATATTTTTTAGTTGCTGATTTAAATGCTAATCCACTGCCAATATAATATCTTTCATTAATTGCAATGGAATGATCGCCGATATATTGTTTTCCATTAATTAAATTTGTAGTTAAATAAACATAATGATTTTTCGACATAAAACTAATTATTTTTTTTTATATATAATATATATCATTTAAATAAATTATATTACGAACAAGCTATGGCATTAATAATTGAAGCACCAAACGAAGTTTATTCCTTAGCGAATAATAACAACATTAAACTATTTTTAGCAGGAGGAATTACTAATTGTCCTGATTGGCAAAGTGAATTAATTAAAAAATTAAAAAAATTTCCTAATCTTACAATATATAATCCTCGAAGAGCTAATTTTCCGATTGGAGATATACAGGCAGCAGATGAACAAGTAACTTGGGAATTTGATCATTTAAGAGAAGCAAATATAATAATATTTTGGTTTTCTAAAGGATCTCTTAATCCTATTTCTCTTTATGAACTTGGAATGTGGGGAAATTCAAGAGAAACGGCAATTTTAATTGGAGTAGATCCTGATTATGAAAGAAAACAAGATGTTATTATACAAACTGCTTTAGCGAGACCTGAAGTAGAAATCTATAATTCACTTGATGAAATAGAAGATAAAATGTATGAAATATTTGAAACTAAATGAAACTAAAGAAACTTGAGTGGCGTAACATTGGTCCATTTGGAAACAAGTTACAAACTATAGAATTTTCAGATGAAGGCGGTCTTTGGATGATATTGGGTAGGAATGGTAATGGAAAATCATTTTTAGTTAATTTACCAAAGATTCTTTATTATGGAAAACTTGAAAGATTTAAGAAAGATGAAATTGCCAATAGATTAAATAAGCATGGATGGATTAAAGGTTTAATTGAAACAAAACCTAATGTTCAAGTATCTATAGAAAGAAATTTTTCGCCTTCTGAACTAAGAGTGCATAAATTTGAACCAGATGATATTCCGGATGACTCTAATGACATTGGTAAAGCTGGTATAGTTAACTACCAGGAATATATCGACGTTGAAGTAACCGGTCTCCCTTATCATATCTTTTCAAATATAATTTCTTTATCAGTTAACGATTTTAAGTCATTTATATCAATGACCCCTCATGATAAAAGAATTATTATTGATAAGCTTTTTGCTATGGAAGTCATTAATAAGATGTATGAACTTATTAAAAAAGATTTGCGTGATATTAAAACAAACATGGATTTGTTCGATAGAGAAATACAATCTATAAAAGCTAACATTGATAATGCTGTTAAGGAATTAAAATCTCTTGAAGAAAGAGTTACAGAAGATAATAGTAAAAAAATATTAGAACTAAGCAAATTACTTGAAGCTTATAAGCCAAAACTTAAAGATGCTTATGATAAATTAAATCAATATAATGCAAAGAAAAATGAAATAAGTAAAGCATATAATATATTTTTACAACAAAAAACAAAAATTAAACATGAAATTGAACATCTTAAAAATCAGATAGATTTGTTTAATCAGGAAAAGTGTCCTACATGCACCACACCATTTAATGATACACGTTTTGATTTAATAAAAGGAGCGTTGCATGAAAGTATTACTCAAAAACAAAAAGAATTCGAAGAGGTTGTATCTTCCGAAAGTCAGTATACAAGTCTTAAAAAACAAGTTAATGAGGGAATAGAAAAAATTAATACATTTATAATTCAAGTTCAATCAACATATAGAACAATAGAAAATGAATTAAAAAAATTAAAAATAGATACACCTAAAGAATTTGGAAGTATACAAAATATCATATCAGATAATTCTATTAAATTAAAAGATAGAGAAAATGATAAAGTAACTTATGATGATGATTATAAATATTTAGCAATGCTTGAACAGTTATATTCAGATGCCGGTGTTAAAAAGAAAATTTTGGAAAGTTATTTACCAACTCTTAATAGAGAAATTTCATACACACTAAACGAATTACATTTTCCATATAGCTTATTATTTAATTCAGATTTCGAACCCGAATTACATCATTTAGGTGTAGATGTTAGTGTTGATACACTTTCAACTGGTGAAAAGAAAAGAGTAGATTTAGCTGTATTGGTCTCAATAATAAGAATGATAAAAAGAAAATACCCAGGACTCAATATATTTATGTTAGATGAAGTTTTATCTTCAATAGATGGCGATGGAATTTATGATATTATTGGGTTACTTCAAAAAATAGCTAAAGAAATGAATATGAATATTTTTGTTATTCATCAAACGCCATTGCCAATAGAACATTTTGATTATATTATAGAAATTTCAAAGAATGCCGGCTTTAGTGACCTTAGTATTCAAAAATTAAATTAATATATAAATAAAAGATTAATATTATGAAAGCAAAACTTGTTAAAGAAAGTCTATACGAAACCAATTTTATGGGTGATAGTCGAGTTCCCATAAAATCACCTAGCAATAGGAAATATCCATTAAACGCTCCTAATTATGAAGCGGAAGATTCAGAAGGAATTCCAGAAGATGAACTTAGTGATGACGAAAAATATTTAACACATGAAGATGATGAAGATGTTGAAGTTGAAGATAAATGGGAAAAACCTGAAGAAGATGAAGAAGTTGATGAAATAGATGATGTTGATACATCAGATATGGAAAATGTAGATGATATTGAAATTTCCGATGACAATACAGATGAAATTTCAATTGCTCTAGATAATGAACTTGCATTTGCTGAACCAGATAGACAATCATTTAAGTTTAGAATTAAAAATGAAAGAGGAGTAAACATCAATGGCGTTCCATTGACAAAATTAAAAAATGGGGAAAGATATTTATTTAAATCTAAAGAACAGGGAATTAAAGCATATAATCTTAAAGATATTATTTTACTTGATGAAGAATAAAGTTCTTTACCTTGTGTAGGGAATTTACAGAGGTCTCTAACGCTGAACCAGCTAATCAGCGTTATAATTAATAATAAATTAATGGCTTAAGTGAAAACTTAGGCCATTTTTCTTTATAGAATCTAAAACTATATTATGACTATTGAAGAAAGATTAGCAGAATTTAAAGAAACTTTTTTACCTACTGAATTTAAATGGAGAAAAGGTCAAAAAGAAGCCATCATTGATATTGCCGAAACTTATTATGCTAAAACACATAATGTTGTTATATTGGATGCTCCCGTTGGTTCAGGCAAATCTATTATAGCAATGGCCGTTGCATATATTTTAAACCAGGATGATAAAACAGGGTTTATTTTAGCTTCAGATATTTCACTTCAAGAACAGTATGAAAAGGATTTTAAAAAGTTTAAATTAAATTGGGGTTCTATTAAAGGAATTGATAATTATCTTTGCACAGACAATATGGAAAAAAATTCTCTTGGCACATGTAGAATACGAAATAAAGCTGCACAAATGATGTATTGTTATTCAGAATGTCCATATTTTAGTGCAAGAGATACTGCTTCTAAATCATCAACGGCACTATTAAATTATGCGTATTGGTTAATTATGATGAACTATGTCTTTCAAAATATGGGGGAAGAAGCTATATTTAAACCAAGAGATTTTACTATATGTGATGAGGGACATAAAATATTAGACATAATTCAAAATCACTATTCACCACGTTTTGATAAAAATGTAACTGATAAACTTGAAAAACTAACTCATTTCTTTGAGGTTTATAAATTAAAAAATCATCATAAAGATTTTCAAAGTATTAAAGTTAATATTAAGTCTTTGTTTACAGTTAATAATCAAGATGCTTTACATAATCTTTTATTAGAAATAGAAGAAGATTTAGAAGAATTTTTAAGCACCGTTGCCAGATTTAAAGGTGCAGTTAATGAACAATATCCTCATGATTCTCCGCCAAAAGAATGGAGAGATGCATTAAGAACCTGTGATTGGTTAAAAGATTTTCATTGTAAAGTTGAAGACTATAATTCTATTATAGATTCAACATCAACAAGAAATATTGTTAAGAATCCAACAGGAGATGATGAACTTACATTTAATTGTTTAGAAGAATCATATATGATGCATAAATATTTTCATCAATGGACTGGATTTACTTTATTAATGAGTGCTACATTTGCAGATCCTTCTGACTATTTAAAAAGTATTGCTTTAAAAAATGCTAAATATATTAAGATGGAAAGTAGTTTTGATTTTTCAAAATCTCCAATATATTTTTATAATAAAAGAAGAATGTCTTATAATCAAATTGAAGCCAATCTTCCATGGATGTATGAAACTATCGACGCAATTTTAGATGAACATCCAAATGAAAACGGAATCATTCATAGTGCATCTTATAATTTAACTATGAAGATTCACAATAATTTATCAAGAGAAAATAAGAAAAGAATATTAGTTTATAATGGAACTGAAGAAAAACGTCAAGTTTTAGAGATATTAAAAAGACACAAAAATAAGGTGTTAATGGGCCCTTCTTTGTTAGAAGGATTAGATCTTAAAGATCAATGGAGTCGTTTTCAAATATTTGCTAAAGTT